GTTGCTGTAGCAGCATCGACTAATAAATCATATTTTGATGCGTTGGCATTTGTTGTTAATGGTTCTGAACCTGAAGATGTATGAGCTGTATTAATCATGAAGATATTGTTTGTCGATGTATCTTTAACAATATCTCTTACAACATAAGCTGTACCAGCAGACCAATCACCTTTGTTAGCACCAATCTCAGCTGTAACATTTAACTCACCTGAGCTATCAAATCCTAAAACTTTACCAGCTCTATCTGTTGCAGAGTTTGTAAACTCTGTTGAGGTCATCGTGTTTGTTCTTGATAATTTAATCGATCTATCTAACTCTTCTTGAACTTGTTGAAGAGTCATCATAGCACGATCCAAACCCTCTTCGTGTGATTCCGCAGGGAATGGATCATTGGCGATATAGTCAATCGCCTGTGTTTGCGGAACTGCTCTTCTCAACACAACTGTTTCACCTGAAGCAGGTATATTTCCTGATGTGAAAGTAACGCTTCCACCATTTGAGTTTCCTGCACCAGCCACTGTATAATGCGTGGTGATTGTTTTAACAGTCTCAATGCCTGTTGATGATCTTATGATGACCTGTAAGTCAGAGTCCGCAAAAATTTTAAATGTATAATTAAAGGCAGTTGTAGAGCCATTTCCTGAATATGAATTTTTTACTGTAACCGAAGATATTGTCATATTTAAAATCCTTTAAATAGCTTTGATGGTTTAGTCAATAAAAATTCTTGACCTGTTTCTTTTTTCATTTTCTTTTCCATTTTTCTTAAATGTCCTGGAGATAATGTTTCCAGTATTTGATAACCTATAGCATAATCAAAAGCAGTTTTTAAGTAAAATAAATTTAAGAATGGTATATTACCTACTAAAGATTTATAGGCTTGTTTTCCTGCTTTTGATGGTTCTCCTTGAAAAGCATATCTAAAAGCATTAGCAACTTTAGCAAATTCAGTAGCCGCAGGACCTGATGCTGTAGCTAAAATGTCTAAACCACTAAAACTTTTACCAAATAAAAAATCACCATAAATTCCTAAACCACCACCTTGAAGCATAGCTGCAAAAAATGTTCTTTTTTTAGTTGGGTCTTTAGGTGATTTACCTCTTAATAAGTCTTTAGCGGTCATAGAAATATAACCAAAGATACCTGATCCCACAATTAGACTGACTACACCAAAAAATGCCTCTGCATTTCGACCAGCTCTGAATGATGATATTTCTCTTCCCATAGCTTTTTGTAATATTGCTAAAGGAAAAGCCTTAAATTGAAATATAAATCTTAATGCTTCTCCATAAGCTGTTCCTGCGTGTAGTCCACCTTTCATAAACGATCTTGTTCTTGCATCAGGCTCAATAACTGCAAAAGTAGAACGATCTAAAAACATACCCATAACTTTTGTTTTAAGATTATCTTTAAAAATAAATAGCTCTCTTGCAGACATTCTTTTTTTACCTGCTAACGATCTAATGACATCATCAGATAAATTATCTATATTTTTTACAGAAAAAAATTCTTTTCCATCATCAGCTTTTTCTACATCCATTTTTCTAATAACATTCCATAATTTTGCATCAATACCAAAATGTTCTATTAATCTTTTAAATTTAAAATCTAAATTTTGAAAAGCTATGTTTCTTCTTTTAGCTACATAATTACCCATACCTAACATAGCACCTTCTTTAAGAGAATTAGTCCACCATTGTAACAAATTAAGTTTAAAAAATGTTCTTTGTGCTTTTGTAAAACCTCTATTTAAAGTATCTCCGACTGAATACCTTGCAGCTAAATCATAAATAATATTATCAGCCATAAATCCTAACTGCTCTGCAATTTCTTGTTTTTGTTTTGTATTTTTTATTCTAATTAATCTTGACATCGCTTCATAAATTCCACCCAAATAACTTCTACCTTGATATTTCAATTCTCTTCCATATAAATGAACATCAGCTAAAGCAGAAACAACAGCACCACCTAGTTTTGCCATAGATAAAATAGAACGTGTAATACCACTCCATCTAGCTGCGGAAAAATTATTTATAGAATTAACTGAACCATCAATTTCTGCAAAGTGTCTTTCATATCTACCTTGATCTTTCATGTATTCAGCAACTTTCATTGATTTACCTTGATCACCTTTTCTAATTAAAGCATTTTGAACTAATTTACCTATTTTAATAAAACTATCTTTTGGTTTTGTGCCTAAAGTACTCATTAAACCAATATTTCTTCCAGCATAATTAAAACCAGCAAATAATGATTCTCTTAAATTTCCACCACCAAACTTAGAATTATAATCAAACCAATCATCAGAAGTTTTAAAATGTAAAATTCGTTTTGCATTAAGTTTAGAAGTCATATCTCGACTACCATAAGAGCCACTTGAACCTTCAGCAATTTGATGTTCATTTCTAATTAAAGAGTTGTAAGCATAAGTTAAAAATTCATCTCTATCTTTAACATTGTCAAAAGTTCTTTCGGCAAGTTTTGGTTTTATAAACGCTTTCCATGCTGCTAGATTTCTTTCTGCTGATCCATTGATGTTTTTAACATTTTTACTATTTTTTAAATTTAAAACATCAACAGCATTTCTTAGTTGAAAAGGATCGTGAGATTGTCTAACGATCCAACCTGGAAGTTTACCGATATTAGCACCAAAGTTATTATATTGTATTCTTAATGATTCCGAAAATTCATCTATTAGTTTTGCAAGTTCAACAATATCTTTATTTTTTTCTGTAATCGTTTTACCCTCTCCTATCTCCCATATTGTTCTTGATATTCTTCTATCAATATCAGAATTAGCTTTTGCAAATAATGTAGTCAGATTTTTTTGTCTTAATTTTTCTGAAAATGATGTAGCAATTTGTCTATATTTAGAAAGTTGAGCAAGTGCAACTGAAGCTCTTGATCCTGCTTTTTGAAAATTAGAACCCACTAAAACTGCGGTTAAACCTTCTACTGGATTTTCAGGAAACTCTTTAAGAACATAATCAACTGTATTTCTAATTTTAATTTCGTTTTCTAAATTATTTCTTTGATTAATTTTCTTTTTTATTTCTTGTTGTTTTAAAATTTTTTCTGATAAATCATTAACTAATGTCTCATCTAAATTTTGTACACCTACTTCTCTTTGAGCTTGTTGAATGTCTTTAAGAATATCCTCAGCTTTTGTAGTTTCAATAGATGATCGTTTTAAAGTTTCTCTTATTTGTATTAAACATTTATCTTCTGCCATAATTACCTTTTAGTTACACAGTTGATACCATCTTTAATAGCATCTTTAATTTCTTTAGATTTTTGATTAAATTCATCAACAGCTCTTTTAGTCGTTTGTATTTCTGCACTATCTTCAATGCCTAAATCTTTTTGTCTTTCTTTTATCAATGTTAATTGACTATCTAAATCCGCATTTTCTTGATCTAAATTTTTTGTTTCTAAATCTCTTTTTTTACTTTGTATTTCAAAATTATCTAATTCTCTTTGATCAGGACTTTTAACTATATCGCTTCCTGTATTTTGATCTGTGATTTCTTTATCCAAACCTTTAATATTATCATCAACTTGATTAACATTTACTGTTTGATTTTTAGGCACAGCTTCGTTAATTTGAGCATTTCTTAATTTAGGGTCTAAATCTGCAATCGGTTTTACATTAATAGGTTTATCATCAATTAAATCAGTTAAAGCTCTTTGTAATAAAGTAACTCGTATTTCAGGATCAGTCTCTGCTAGTTCTTTCATAATTCTTGAGTTTTCAGGATAGTATGCTTTATAAGCATTCCATTCAGGTGTTTCTGCATCTGTAATACCTGCTTTTTTTCTTGTTTCAGCAACTTTTTTTTCAAACTTTCTTCGAGTTCTAAAATCTTTTAATTTACCAGCACCAACATGAAGTCCACCACCAAGAATAGTTCCAAAACTAACAGCCAAAAAACTATCTAATAAATCATAATCTGATTGTTCTCGTTGTGCAGCTGTATAAACCACTGGCTCAATTAATGAAGTTCCTACTGTACCTTCTATTGCACCTTTTGCTAATCTTGCTCTTGTAAAACCATATTTAGCAACTAAAGAAGCAAATCGCATTTGACCTACAATAGGAACAAAAGCTAATGCTAAATTAAATGGGTCAGCAGCACTAGCAACAAAAGAAGTTCCTAATTTTAAAGCTGAAACACCAAAACCTTTAGGACCACGTTGAATAATACTTTGTCTTTCTCTTTCTTCTTTTTTTCTTTCAACTAAAATATCAACAGTTGATTGTTTTTCATCTTGATCAAAAAATAAATCTAAATTTGAATATTTTTTATTTAGCTCTTGTCTGTCAATAAGAGGTTCATCTCCAACTGTTGATCGAGTGCCTTCAAGTTCGGAAAGCCTAATCAAAGAGGATGTTGGATTATATTTCCAAGCATCTGCTGCAACTGTGCTTAAAGTTTCACCTAATGTTGTTTGGTAAAGATCATAACCTCTTTCTTTTGCATTTTTATTATCTTGTAATCCAAATCCAATATTTGCCATTATGCTCCACCTGTTTCTTCCTCAATAGTTTTTTCTTTTTCCATAGTCATAATTACATCAGTGTGAGGTAATAAAAAAGAATCATCGTCAAAATTTAATTTTAATTGTTTATTTTCTTTGTTAGTTACAATTCCAAACGTGCCATCGTAAAATTTTATAGCAAAAACAATACCACTACCATCTGCTGTGTTAAGCCAAACACCATTTCTTTTAGCTTGATCAATTACTGATTCATTAAGTTCATCTACAGAAACTTCTTTATTTTCAGATTTAAAAGATTCAATGTTAAATTCATTTAAATATCTTTCTTTAATAACATTAGCTTTCTTTTTGATAAACTCTATTTGACCTGAAGATAGTCTATCATTATTATAAATTCTTGGAATAAAATAAGTTTCTTCACTTAAATCAAAATTATTTGTTATAAAACCTGTAGCAAAATTTACAGCATCTTTTTGGTCTGCACCTCGTGATAATTCATTAATAGTCATGTAAGTTAAAATTTCTGTAATTTCATCTAATTCTTTGTTAGCTTTTTGTGTATTGTAAGGATTAGAATACAAAACCACTTGTCTAAATTCTTCTATTTCATCTGAAACAGATTTTTGCACTTCACTAAATGTTATATCTGTGCCTTTTAAAAAATTTTTTAATCTATCTTTTTCTTCTTTTGTATCAATAGAAAGAGAACTCAAAGCAAATTTTTCATCGCCTAAATAAGAAACTAATTTTGCAGTTACAGGTAAATTATTGGCAGATAATTGACTTAATAGTACACCATAATACTCACCATACTGTTCTTCTAATGATCTTAAATAACCAATTTTTTCTTGAGCTGTTCTACCATTATAATCATCGACAATACTTATAGCTTGTGCTTTTGGAATAACTTTTATTAAATCAGAATCAACACCTATATTAGTTTGTGCTTCTACAGTCATTGTTAAATATTCTTTAAATAATTTATTTTTAACTTCAGGTTTTGTAGCTGATCTAAATTCTTCATATTTATTTTTAACGTCACTATTAAAAGTTAAAACTAGATTAGCAGCATCCTCTTTAATTAATTCATCTTTTTTACTTAAAAAATTATTTAATTTTTGTTTGTATTGTAAATCTTGAGCATAATTTTCAGTTGTAACAGGATAAGAGTCAATAATTTTTCTTTCTTCTCCAATTTTAGAATTAAATAATTGACTTTTATAAGAACTAAAATTAATAACATTTTTTTCAGTTTCTTTAAAATTTTTATAAGCATCATTACCAAAGGCTTCTATAATTGATTGTTCATTAATATCAATTTTTTTACCATCTTCTAAAGCAGCTAAATAATTAACCATATTTTCTTTGATTTGAGGTTTTAAAGAATTTAAAGCATCTTTTTCTAAATCCATTCTTGTTTCTAAAGAAATGTTAGTAAATTTATTTTTGTTTCTTAAATCTTGTAGAGCTTGAGTTGGATTATTAGTAATCATTTGATTTGCTTCAAAAACTTCTAGTTCAGCAGGAATACCAAGAATTATTTTATCATAATCATCATTATCAATTTTACCTTTAAAATTTTCTTCATATAGTTTTTCTAATTCTGTTCCAATAGTTTTAAATGCAAATTTATTATCACTTAAATATGCTTCAGTAAGTAGTCTATTTTTTTTGATTGAAACTTGATTATCTAAAGATTGAATAATATTTGTAGAAACTCTTGTGTTTGTTTTAAAAATACCTTTTTGTACTTCACTATAAAAATTATTATTAAAAGTATCTCTAACAAATTTATTTGATGCTTTATTAGCGTATATATTTCTTATTTTATCAGATTCTGTTTGAATAATTTGAAAGGCTTGATCTTTATTGTCTAACCTTGCAGCCTTTTCAAAAACTTCAGTTAATTCTAATAATGATTCGTTTTCTAATTTAAGAGCTTCTGTTTTATTTTCTAAATTTTTTTCGGTAACTCTATGTTTAACAATAGCTTGAGTCGCAGATTTCAAAGCGTTAGGAATGGTTGAAGTTAAAGGTATTGAAACCTCTGCTTTTACAGAAGGTACTGCGGCTGTTGGTCTAGCCTCTGTTGTAAATGTAGGTATTTTAACCATTATGCTCCTCCACCCATTGTGCCAGTTGAACCAATAACCATTCTATTTGATCCAGTTGCACCATAAGAAGAAGTTGTGCCTAAACTTCCACTAGACATTGTAAGTAAACTTGTGCCAGTATCTGTAAGTGTTTTTAATTGTGCTAATCTAGCTTCTTGTCTTTTTATTTGACCTGAAATAACTGCAAAGTTAGATTCTTCCATTTTTCTCGCAATACCAATATTAGCATTATATTCAATTATATTTTTTTGAAGTTCTGCCTCTAATGCGTTAGATAATTTTATATTATAATCTGTTCCTGTGCCTACAGTAACTCCAGCTTTAGCTGCTGCAACAGTTTGTGATCCTTCTATTTTTTGAAATTGTTTATTAAATTGATATAAATCAAATTCTTTTTGTTGTTCAATAGCTTTTGCTTCTTGTTTTAAAACTTCAGATTTTCTGTTTTGCACAGCTTGATTATATTTACCAATAGCACCTTGTTGTTGAAATTGTGCTACTCCTAATGCACCTACGACTGCCATTTGCCAACTCATTTAAAAAATCCTCGCATATCTATAATGATCTGAACCATCAAAACCATAATGTTTCATCAGACCTTCGTTTTCTAATCCTAACCATTTAGCAAACTTTAGACCAGTTTTAAAGTCTGCTCTTACAGCAGTTTGAACTCTTTTTATTTTATTTTCTCTAGCTAGTCTTGCAAAATTTTTTTTAATAGCTCTTGCTATGACTAATGGATGATCCCAAACTTTACTTGTTGCTAGTACCCAACCTTCTGCTACACCACCCCAAATAATTTTCATTCCAGCAGATGCGATAGGTTGATTGTTAATTATGCAAGTATAAGCCAATCCTTGTTGTTCAAGTTCCATTGCGTCACCATCAAACTGAGCATCTTTATCCATAAGAACGTGGTTCATTTGACTAGCAAGAATAATCTTACCATGCTTTGAGATATAAGGCACTATATTTAGTAATTTATCCATCGTTTGTAACTAGATTTGGGTATAACGATAAAACAGTTAAAGGTAAAGGTTGAGTTTGTCTAACAAAGATAAACCCATCTGTTTCATAGTTTCCTCTAAACTCTATCTCCTTATCTCCTGTAAATACAGGTATTGCAGTGTCCATATCATCAGCAGATGATCTAAAAGGTATTCTTTCCATATTACTTAGATCAGGTCCAACTTCTACACCAACGCTTTCAAATAATCTTAATGAAATATCATATATTCTTTTTGTTTTTCCTTGTGATGTACCATTAGCAGCTCCTGCATCTAATCTCATCGTTTGTAGTAAAGATGTATAAGACAAACCTACTTTGACTTTAGTAGATGATCGATCCAAAGTTATAGCTCCTGAACTTACAGTCTTGTCAGGATGTGTTGAGCCATCAGCTAAAATTGATACAGTCTGACCTTCTAAATGTTCTAATCCTGTAATCGTTGTTGTGGCACTACCACTATATTCAAGTTGTGAATCTAAAAAATTAAAAGTTGTATTATCTGTTTCTGTAAAATCAAAATTATTTAAATATTCTACATATCTTCTTGTAATACTGTTGATGGTTCTTTTTACGATAACATAAACTTGATACTCAGTATCGTCTGTAGGTATGACAGCTACGCTTTCACAGACTGCATTACCTGAACCAAAACTACCACCAAAAATTTGTCTGTGCCAAGCTGTAACTTGTTGTTCTCTTTGATACGTTAAGCCAATTAACTCACCATCACTTCTTGTCATCCAAACGATCTGATTAGGCTCTTGTTGATATGCCATCTGTGTTATACCACCTTCAGTGATATGTTCTGCAAGGATTGTCATATCAGGTGCAAGATAACCATCAACATCAAAGTTATAAGCTAGTTCTCTAATCTTTCTTTTTGCTCTTTGTAAAAAGAGAGTTGCATTACCTGCTGAGATAGCATCCACATTAGCTGCGCCATGATTTGATTGTTTTTTAATTAATATGTTTGTAGGTGTAATGGCAACATCTGTCCCTCCCCCTGATACGGTAAACTCACCACCAGCTGTTCCAACAATCAAAGTTCTTGTTGCTGTCATAAATCTAATGGCATTAACTTGGTTAGATGCAATGGTATAGATGATAGCATCATCATCAGCTATCGTTCCGCCAATGTTTGCATCCATATTTTCATAATCACCTGATCTTGAAAAAAATAAAGTTTGAGGTTCATTGCTTGTACCTGCAAAAACTAATCTTTGTTCAAAGAAAGTTACAGAAGATGGATGACCTGTTGTATCTGAAAAAGAACCTAGTCTCCAATCTGCTGTTGCACTTGCACTAGATAAAGCTGTTATGATCGTAATTGTTGCATTCGTTGTATCTGTTACTCCAGTTATCTTTGCATAACCACCATGAAGAAAAACAAATCTACCAACGTCTGTTGAAAGAAAACCTAATCCACTATTTATTCCTGTTACCGCAGAAGCAACTAAAGATATTCCTGTGCCTACTGCTGATTGACCAGGATTCAAAGTTGTATCTGTTGTATTTGCATCTTGCATTGGTCCTTTGGTGAAATCAACATCACTCAAAGTCCAAGACGTATGACCTGTTCTTGAAAGTTTTTCTACTTCATGATTAGGATGTGTAATGTACATCACGTCAGCAGACTGTGCATATTTAATATCAAATAGTTCCGCTGTTAAATATGGAGTAGATATTTCATAAACTCTATTTGCTACACCGCCTGAAGCATAAGCAGTAAAACTTGTACCATTAATGTTTGTGCCATCAACATTTGTAATCTCAAATGTATTCGTTGTTTTGTTTGCAACTAAATATCTTTTGTTATTAAGCTCTGTCATACCTGCAACACTTGTAATAGATATTTCATCACCATTACTATAGCCATGGCTGGTTGCTGTAATCACAACTGGATTAGCTTGAGTTGCTCCACTAATTGTTTTATCACCCTCTAATATTTGACCATTATCTTTATAAAAACGAATATACTGATTACCAAACTCCATCATATAAGTTTGTGTTGTAGAAAATTCAAAAGGTATTAATCTTGTTTTAGCTGCACTACTTTTTACTTCAGCTATAAAACGTGAACCTGATCTTCTTGCTGCTGAACCATGAGGATAAATAATCATGTTCTCTAAAGTTTTACATCCTGAAGAATATTTATTTAGATCATTACGACCATCGAGTCTTGGTGATAATTCACCGCCAGTGAAGTTAGTTAATTGAACTGCAACTCTTGCCATGTATTAGAACCTCGAATTGATAAACGTATCAGCTCCAATAACATCCGCCATTCCTTTTTCAGGGTTCATATTTTGACCCTCTGTTGAATCTACAAATCTAGCTTCTTTCAATTTATCTTGAAACAACTTATACATATTAGAAGCTGTAGGATTTGAAGAGGTTACAGCATAAGCAATGTCAGCAGCTAGAGCAGCTGATAAAGTTTCTCTTAATAATTCATCATACTCATTAGGGTCAGTAACTCTTGAAACATATAAAATTTTCATTGAAGAATTGTCTGTTAATATTTTTCTACCTTCAATTTTATGATCTGAATCAAAATCTAATATGCTTAAAACTCTTAAACAATCAGCAGGTATAGTAAATTGTGATGTAAAACCCCATGCTGGAGTATCAGTATCTGCTGCTAATTCTACTCTTTTTTGTAGACAATTCCATGGATGTGATCTGAATACTGAATCTCTTATTTGTGTAAATCTTGCATTGCATAGTCTAGCATTTTTAGAATCTTCAGTTAAAGTTATAATTGTTGATGCTCCTAACTGATTTAATGCTCCGTTACAAATGTCCACTATTGATGCCATAATATTTTATATTCTAAAATTTAAATAAAAGATAGGGGATTTCTCCCCTATCTCTATAACATGATTAATTAACTACGTATGAAATATTCCAAGACATAGTACCGATAGTACCACCAGCAGCTGCCATTGTAGCAGCGATGTAGTAATATCCTCCAGGGTCTGTAGAATCACCAGCTAATTCAAACATTTTTTTACCAGCAGTGTCGATGTCAGCAGCTTCGAATCTAACGTCTGCCATTGCAGCGCCATCAGCTACCGCAGTTGCAAAAACATCTTCATCTTTAACTGTTCCATCAGTTTTGTATATGCCGACATTGAAAGTACACGATCCACCTAAACTATCTGAACCAATGAATAAACTTGGTACAGCAGCATTTGAAGGAATCGGTGCTAACATAACAATATCGTCATTATCACTATCACCTGCTGCTAATTCAACTGTTCCATGTGCTGTTCTTAGAACACCATGTAATTCAGCTGAGTTGTTAGCAACTTGAGGGGATGCCTCAAAGTTTGCAACTAGGTCTGTATTTTTAGTTCCCATAACTTTTTATCCTCCTCTATTACGACTCTGTACATTGTACTTCAACAACTTTATCTTCTTCCATTCTAGTTGCTCCGAAAGATGCACAGTAGTAAACTTGTGTAGCATACCCTTTGTCTGATCTTTCATCGATTCTAGCCATAACGTCTTTACCTACGCCAAGAGCAATTCCGTCTTGAGCATAAGCTATGCACGATCTTGTTGTGCCGTCTAAAGATAGTCTGTTTGATACAATGAAGTTAAAACCAAGAAACGAATTGATCTCACCATTTGCCAATGCTTTGACAGTGTTGAAATCTGAACTTGTTACCTCAGTTGTTCCAAGTAAATCAGTGATCTGTTTAGGACCAACAATGATAAATCTTGGGATTGATGGATCAACACTATTTAAATCAAGAGTCTGTTTTGCAGTTCTTAATTTTGCAATAGTTAAACCAGCAGAACCATGTACGATTTGATTCGCATTAGCTGTGCTAGTTGATCCTGTTTCACCAGTGAACGCTGTTCCTAAAGCGGCACTAATGATTTCATCATCCATAGCTCTACCCATAGCAAACGCTGCGGCTTGAGCATAAGATGATGTTGGGTCGATTAAAAGACGTACTTTGTCTTGTTCGTCAATCAAATCAGCAAATTCATAATCCACTAGAGATACCCTTCTTCTTGCATGAGGAGTATCAATCTGAGGAGTATCAGAATGTCTGCTCGTTCTTTTTACAGCAGTCACTGATCCAACTTGATCGAAGAAAGCATTTTTTCCTACAACGCTTTCGACTCGTACTTTATCTCTTAACAACGAACCCATTTGTTGTGACAACATTTGAATGTTAGCAGAATACTGCTGTACAAATGCTGTAGTTACTTGTGATGACATATTAATGTCCTCCTGTATTGTTAAGGTTAGTTATAATCAGAAAGGTTCTCTGTCGATGACAGGCATCTCTTGGATTTAAAGTCTTTTAGACTAGAGTCTATTCCCTCTTGTCAGCAGGGTTCTTTCGAATTGTCCCACCTTTTATCCATTTATAATATTTATCACAAATTGGCAAGGGGTCTTTTTTTTGATACTCCGTACCTGTTTCTTTTACGATACGGAGTATTTCTAATCTTATTTCTTCTTGATTTAAATGATCGTTACTTGGCATTCTGCATTTCTCTTAAAGTCAATACTTGCTGAACAATTTTTGCATGATCAGGATGTGTGCTGTTCCAGTAAGGACCTGTTTTATCATTTATGATTTGAGATATTTCTGAATCATAATCTCTACCTTGATTTACATTTTCACTCTCTGTAGATATAATTTTATCTTCAGAAAGCATATCAGCAATCTTAGCAAAGCCTTTGATAACATCAGGATTATCTCCAAGTCTTGATCCATCTTTCATTGGTAAATCTAAAACTTCAGCTTTCATATTTGCTTTAGCAAGTGATGCAGCTTTTTGAATATTTGCATCATAGGATTTACCCCACTCTTGTCTTAACACTTGTTGAGCTTGTGCTTGTGCAGTCTCAGCATCTATTTGAGTTTGCTTTGCAGTTTGTTCCATAGAATTTTTATAAAACTCTAAAATGCCTTGAGCTTGTTTATTATTTAAACCTAGCTTGTGAGCATTCTCTGCAAACTGTTTGATTGCAGTTTCTTCGATTGGCACAACTTCTGACTTGGCTTCAAGTTTATATTTTTCAGCAGATTCAGGTCTACCTAATTTATCATAAACTTCATTCCAATGATCTTCTGTTGAGTTTTGATTTGGCACAGCAACTTTATCCGTACCAATCATTCGTGTTGCGTTAATATATGATTTAGCTAACGCATCAATCTCAGTAAACTTAGCGATGTTTGGATCGTTTCTAAATTCTTCTGATATTGTTTCTTTCCATGACGTTGCAACTTTTGGCTGCTCAGTTGTGGCAGAAATGTGTTGAGCTGTTGTTTCTTGTTTAGTTTCTGTAGGCGTTTTTGTCGTTTCTACAGGCGAAGCTGATTGCTCCGTTATCTGTGTTTGTTCTGACATTTTTATCTTCCTTTTTCATTATCGTTCAGTAGCATTTGTTTTATAAATAGAAGTACGCTACGTTGTCCTTCCATATATGCACTTTCATGACTATCACCTTTGATGTTAGTCGTATGATAAAAGTGACATCTCTTTTCTAAATCAGACAATACTTTTTTACCATCGTCTGTTTCAAAAACTTGTTTATAGCTAATTCTTAATGCAGCTATTTGTTTTTCAAAATCTTCTTGTTTTTTTTTTGCTTCACCCATTATTCTGCTTCGGCATTAGCAACTAATTTTGCTTCTTCAGGTAAGGCTTTAGCTAATGGTGCTATATCACCTCCTGCTTTTGCTACTTGTTGAAGTTGTTGCATTTGTGCCATTTGCTCCTGTTGTTGTTGCTTCTCTTGTCTTTCTGCATTCATCTGTGATCTTGGTTTTAAAATTTTTTGTGGAACACCTACAATATCTGCAAGATGTCTTACAAGATTATCCATATTCACATGATCAAACACAGGAGCTACATTAGCTAAACTTCCCATGATTTCAATAGCTCTCATTATTGATTGTAACTCTGTGGATTTCTGTGCTTTAGCTAATGGTGATACATATTCAATTTCTATATCTTGACCTGATAAAAAATCAGGTGCTGGTCTAAATTGATTCTTTCTAAATAAAATATTGAAACATCTATCAATTAAAGGTTTTAATAATTCAGATTGTAGTCTGCCTAATACTGGTCCAAGTAATCTCATCTTCTCTTCGTTTCTCTGTATAACTTCTGTTGCTGTCATTTGTGGACCTTGTTGCATCATCAGTTGATTAACATAAAAAGCATTTCTTATTGAGCTACGTCTTTGCTCTTCCATATTCAATCCTAATGGTGTGTTTGCACCAATATTCAAAGGTTCAATTCTATCTCTTGTACCTGCTCTGTAAAAATTTAAACCACCTGGTACAGTTCTTACTGGTAAAATAAATCCATCATCAGGCACAAGTAATGGTGGGTCTACTTGTTTTTGTGCAGCTTTGATTGTTGTTTTAGACATTTCATTTAACATCTTGACATCAGGCAATGCTGTCATCGCAGGTGATCTTCCGTAGATTTCATGTGAAGCCTTGAGGTATCTTGGAACAACAAATGGAAACTCTCTGAATCCTGATACTGATAATTCATCACCGCTTTTGTATTCGATATACACAGATTCAAATGGCATATTTGCACTATCTTGTTTTGTTATGTCAAAGTCTGATCTTGGATAAACTGCGTGTATAATTTCTACTTCTTCGTAAGGGTCTTTGTTTGCTACTGTTGTAACTTTAGTTGAAACTTTATCACCAAATCTTTGTATCGCTGCTCTCGCACTAATTTTAAATCTTCTGTAAACTGTATCTATTCTACCTTTACCATCTTCTGCAATATAGATTTCATTGATATGTCTTGTAGAAAATTTTAATAAATCATCATCATCTTCTTCAATAAACATAGCAGCCGTACCAAACGTGATGAGGTCATGATACAATTCAAATATTTCTTGTTGAAAGTTAGAACGATTGAATGCTGTATACATAACATCGGTTGCAGACTCTAACCATTCTTTGGCTTCATCTTGATCATCCATTTCTGAATTTTTAAAACGTAAAGAAAACCAAGGTGTTGAAGGATTGGTTAGCATACCATGTAATGATGCTGATAATAATTCTACCGCTTGTAAAGGTGATGAATCAAAAATACGTTCTGTTCTCTTATCACCTCTTGATCTTGTTTTAGTTACATCTGCTTTTCTTGGCATCATAAAGTCTGCCACTTCTTGCCAGTGTGTTTCCCAATTTTGTCTTTGAGATGTTAATCTGTCAAATCGTTTTAATAATTTTTTTGTTAAATCTGTTTTTGCCATTACTGTCCTAATAAACTTCTTCTTCCTAATGTTACTGTTTCTTCTTCAACACCCATAGGTCCTGTCATAATTGTTGCCGATCTACCTCTTCGCTTTGTTCTTCTGCTATCGTAACCATCCATGCTAGTTGCTGTTGTTTGAGAAACTTCTGCTTGAGTTGGAGCAGGAGCTGGTGCAGGGGGTGGAGTTGATCTCCTAGGTCTTAAAGGTCTTGGTACTGCTCCTCCCATTAGTAGCCTCCTAATAAAGTTTTCTTTTCTGTTTCAGCTTCTTCTTGAATACCAAGTGGACTTGTTAAGATTGTAGACCTTCGACCTCTTCTTCTTCGTTCCGCATCTTTTTGTTCTTTTGCTATTCTATCTTTTTCTTCTTGTGATAGTTCTCCGCTTGGAGCTGGTGGTAAAGGTTGCACTGGTGGCAACGCTGGCATTTTAGGTGAAAAAAGTGATCCCATAATTATATTATCCTATATTCATTTTCTGCTACACTTTGTGGTGCTGTTTGTCTAGTGTCTAATTCTTGTAAACCTACAGCTAAATATCTCATCGCATCACACGCATGAGACGACCAGTCGTGTACAGGCTTTGATCGGAACATACGATTTTTATCTATATACTTCCGATGGTAATGTCTTAACGCATCTATTAGCTTTTTGCAATGGTCAGTATCAATCCAACATCTTGGAAGCACCATAGTTGTAGCGTGTATGCCATCTTCTAGAGGTATTTTTGGAACAACCTTAAATCTAATGCCTAGCTGATAAGCTACTTCTCGTCTTGTTTTTCCATTACTAAAATCAGTAACTTCTATATCATGTGGAGCAAAATGATCTTTATAAACATAATCTTTATTTTTTATAAGTTGAATATAGTGCGGTAAGCCTTGACCTCTTTCTTCATGATAGTCGATAATATTAATTGCTTTACCTAATTGTTGATAAAAAATAATACTACTATGATCTGAGACTCCTAAATCCCAAGATGTAGAGACAGGTAAACTAGGGTCATAAGGTACTCGTGCTACCTGTTTTTTATCTTCCATTTTTGCCAAGACATCTGCATAGATTGCACCTTCAATGTTTGCAATCCAATCACACTCAAACTCTTGCATATACTTTTTCTCACCCATCACCTCTTTTGCTTTGACCAACTCTTCGTTATCTACAATTTTAGTTTCTGATGCTTTAGCTTTATAGTTAAACCAATCTTCTGCTCCTTGTGCGTGTTGATACAATTCATAAAAATTATTATTCATACCTTGCGGAGTCCCAATAAAAACACAGTACCCCTTTCTGTCGGATAGTGCTGGTCTTATAATCTCAGGAAATAGTTTATCGTTTAC